CAGCAACATCAACCTTACCATTGAGTTCAGCAAAGAACTCTTCATACAACTGCACTGACAGCAGAATGCGAGGAGAGACCACCACAATAGTCTGAGGGGTCTCTGCCTGCTGCAAACGACGCAGAGTGTCCAGAATCATGACAAGGGTCTTGCCACCGCCTGTAGGGCAGGTCAGACGACCGCGATCAGCACGTTGCAGGGCATCGAGCATACGCTGCTGGTGTGGGCGAAGGGTCAGGGTCAAGTGGGTCTCTTGCGTCGTTGAGACAATTATAGGGCATGAAAAAGGGGGTGCGAGACCCCCATGTGACACTTATTAATCGTCCACCGCGTCAACCGACTCAATGTCGCAGACTGGCACCTCATGCTCACCGCCGACCAGATACCAATGCATCATCTTACCATGATATTCTGGATGTGCAGCATAATCATCAGGATATACCCTCTCACCACAATACATCAGTTCACTCTCTGGAATGTTATTATCGCGAAGCATTGCTTGCAGTTGCATATGCAATAGATCTACTTTAGCAGGAACTTTCATCAGATCTCCGTTTATCATAGTAAATGTTAGTGATACGCTACCCTAACACAGATCTCAACCAACTGCAAGTTGATCGCTGTTCATATTAGTCCACCTAATATCACCAGCAGTATCATACACAGTAACTTCAATGAATTTTGAGTCATCACCATAATCAGTGATCAACTGACCTCTGGTAGGAAATGACCACTCAGCATACCTAATTGCTTTATGGTAAGAATCAAACTCAAAAAAGCAGTCATCATCATACTTCAATGCTTCAACGAAAGCGATCTCAATTTTGCCATCATAGAATGCTGCAACTTCAGGATCTTTCTTTGATTCAAAGTATAAAATTGCTTTTTCGTTACTTGAACAATAGTAACTAATAATTTCTGAAATACGTCTGTTAATCATTGGTTATGCCAGGTTAGAATACTCTTTCTTTAGGTTGAAAATTGGTTGCTGAAGCAATTCTTTCATTACCTCAACATTATCAGTGTTCGAGAAATATGCTCTTGTTAGATCAGCAAGAACTTCACGAATTACTTTATTCGTAATAAATGATTCAATCCAAAATGCACATACTCTACGCCTACCAGATGTAACTGGTTTCACTTCATGGTAATAACTACTGGGATAAACAATAGCACTACCTGCTTCTAATTTATAATCAATAGCAGTAGAAGCAGAGTTACCAAGTCTAATAGAAAGTTCTCCACCTTCATATGTTGATGGATCACTCAAGAACAAAGTGCAACTAAGATCACTCTTGACATTACCATCCATAAAAATATCATCTAGATGATGTCTATAGAACATACCCTCAGTATAATCAGAAAACAGAGGTGAATTAATTCTACGAAGAGAAGTAACTTCCCTCAATTCAAAACTATTGGTAATTGCCTCTTCAATGATTTTCACACATTTTTCATATTCTGGAGATTCTCTATCTAATTGTAAATTGTTCTTCAGATTAGGATCATCGACATATTGGGAGAACTTACCACTTTTATATTTTCCAGAATTGCACAGTTTATTGATCGCATTCAATTGATCATCAGAAAGAATTTTAAGAGTATAAAACATTGTTATTCAGATTTACCGCTAACGACTTTAATTTCAAGGGTTGGATCGATTTTACTCAACATCCAATTAATTCTAGTTTCAAGATCCTGCAAGTTATCAGACGAAGCTTCAAGTGCCTCAAATTCTTCAGGATCAATTCCAACACTAGTTCCATGCATTCCAAGAGTCCATGCAAACTTAAGAAGTTTTGCCTTAAGTCTAATAGCAACTTCTGGATTGAATTGATCATCGGTTGAAAGATATTCAACATCTTGCTCTGGATATCTCTCAAGATACTGCTCAGGAGAAATTGGAAAAGTAGTTAAGATATACTTTTCTTCCAACCAAGATGGTTGTTGAGGAATATCTCTAAGATACTGTCGATATGTAATATACAATTGCTTCAAACTCTCATCGGCCTTGACATCTGGCATCATGATCCAATCTGTTTTGATTAAGGTTTTATTTCTAATCTTCAGAATTGCTTGTTTGAACAATGTAAGATCATTCATAACAAGATTTTTGATCTCTTTTTTAGTATCCTCAAGATACTTAATATGAAGCATTTCATATACGGTTGAAAACTTTTGCTTCAAGTAAGTAACCTGATCATCTGTTAAATCATCAACCTTGTAATATCTATTGATTGTTCTTTTTAATTGCCAATCATATAGAACCTTACGCCTCTCCAATAGATGAGTGCCGTCATCATAATATGTGAAATTGGTAATTTCATCATTATCATTCCATAACTCATTATCAATCTCATCTTTGGTTTGCTGAATCAAAGATTCTGGGATTGCATATGTAGTTGGTTGCTTATGACTTCCAGAATAAATCTGTCTATCCTGTAAGAGAAATTGAATTACTGCTTGTTTTGATGAAGCCATTTTAGTTATTTTAGAAATTTGGCATGTTAACATACCAGCCTGTCAAGATATATTTATTATGACTATAGACTGGATTGCCTCTATGGACATGAGTAAACGTTGCTGGCCAAATAATAACGTCTCCTCGTTTTGGTTGAACACGTCTCTTTTGATAGAGAAACTCTGTTTCTGCTTCACCAACAGGCATATCATTTAGATACATTGACCAGACTAAGACACGTTGTCCAACTCTATATGTAGAATTTTCACAATGCCACTGATGATAACCACCACCGATAGGTGTTCTTTGTAACTTATTATCAGTAGAGATTAAATTGAATTGTTTCAAACATCCATGATTATTGATATAATCCAAAAAACACGCTTGAAGATATTGTGTAAAAACTTTTGATAGTTCTGGATTGTGATAATTTAAAAATATAGATTCGTCCTTTCTCCCCAGTTCCTTTTCAGGAAACTGATTAAGTCCTGCATGAATTGCTTCAGGACAATGATAAGAAGAATCTTCGTCTAGAACCCTATCGATATATTCAATTGCTTTATCACATACAACTTTTGGAACAAAGTTTTCCCAATGACCAATAAAGTTCTCAAATTTTCCATTCATCAATTCCGATGGTTTAATCGGAACCACATCAGCTTGCTGATTCATTAATTACCACTCCGAATAATTATATTATACCATATTTAGAGATTTTGCTGAGCGTTATATGCTTTGATCATATATTTGACTCTAGTGTATGTAGATGCAAATGTTACGCCTTCTGCTGCTTCTAAGTATACACTCAACGCCTGATCAAATTTTCTTCTAGAAATTGTTGACATCTGAATTTTTGCAACATTTGCAGTAACACCCATATCATTCAAAACATCAATAGTCTTAGTTAAGTTATTGCCAACGTTATCAGAATCAACTGTAATAGATTGCGAATGTGGTCCACCACCAGCAGCGTCAACCGTGTTCACATATCCCGTAGATCCTTCAGAATTATCATTACCATATCTACCAGTAGAAAGAACAGTTCCCAAGGAAATTGAGTGAGAGTGCGATCTTAAATATCTACCAGTTCTATTATATGGTTCAGCACTTCCGAAGTTTTCAGCATGAACAGCATTTCTACCTTCATTATCCAAAAAAGCACCAGGCAATGAAGTAAACAATGGAAGTCCGCCAGCAACTTCGGCAGTAGAAATATAATGGAAGTGACTAGGAACACCAAATAGTGTTGTTTCACCTGTTCCATTTGACGATTGTCCTACATTAAATTCAATAGTTCCTTGGAAAGTAGGATCAACATATGTTTCAATTTCTTCCCACCCTTCGGTAGAAAATCTTCCTACAGTAAATGTATCATCTGCCTCACCACCAAATGTATTTCCAGACCCATCACTTTCTGTTCCAGATCTATCAATAGTATTCAAAAATCCAACTCTAACAATACCATATGCATCAGAAAGATCGTTCGCGGAACCAACCACCGCTTCCGTCTCTGGTCTAAGTTCAGCAGGACTACTAGAAGTCATATTAAATTCAATATCAATATTATTCGATCTCATGTTTGCAGGGATATCAACAACAGTATCTTGCCAAGAAGAATATGCTATATCCCAATCTGTTCCATCTAAAGGACTATCACCTCTGGAAGGAATGACAGTTTCAAATGAAGAATATGTGCTACCATCTCGGAATCTTACTCGAAGACTCTCGCCAGCATCATTTGGTCTTTCTCCACCGTTTGCATCATTACCAGCAATAGCAGTAACAAAAAGTTTATTGTAATCTCTTAGATCAACATTTTCTAAACGATACGTTCTGCTACTAGATTTTGTTGTGCCAAGAGAATGCATTCTTACATATTGATTAACACTTGAAATATCCGAAAAAAGTGGTTTTTCAAAAAATCCATATTCTCCAATTCCTGTTCCAAAGCTTCCTAATGAACAATTGACAAAAGTATCTCTAGTTGTGCAGAAGGATTCTGTTACATAATACCACACTTTTTCACCTGTTGGTGTTCCAATACGATTGGGTGGAGTAACTACTTCAGATACTTCTGACCCAGCTGGCAAAAATCTAGATGCTTTTGCTTCATAATCACCACCAATTGAACCAGGAAGAAAAGGACTTCCACCTTCATTTCCATCTGGTTCAAGATATGGTGTTACAATTCCACTAGATCCTAAGTTACCATCAGATCTACCAGTTCCCATCAATCGTTTTCCACGATAATCTGGCAGTTTAAAATTTCCACTGAATACTCCAGAACTTGACTCTGCACCATTTCCACCATATTCATTTCCAATGATTCTCCATAGTTCTGGATAATCTGCAGCATTCACAGTTCTGCCATCACATGGTAACCACCCTGGATAAAAGTGATTTGAAAGAGATCCAGCATTATAAGTGGTAGATCCATCCTTGTTTAACCACCGTGCAGATTCCTGATTAGTATTTCCAGTTCCTGTATAATGTTTTGATTTAGGAATTGCACAGACAGTGCCAATAGATGCGCCACCCGTTTTAGTTCTTACTGCGGTATATCTTACTGCTGCCATGGTTAAAACTTAATTAGATATTCTACTAAAATGTATTTGTGTTGTAAGTCATCCATCTTGACTGTATTATCTGCTCTCATGCTAACAGTAGTAGTCAAAAACGCAGAATCTAATGCAAACGCTGGTAAGAAAAACTCAGTGTCTCTATCCAACGCACTAGAATCTAAATTGTGGACATGGTTTGTTCCTTCCGCAGTTCCTGTTGGTTCAACTGCAACTGATCTTGGAGTAGGATTACCACCTTGTGAAGGTGTTGTTCCACCAGCTGACGTAACAGCAGGTCCAAGAGGTGCTCTACCACCAATAATTACTGTCGTAGAACTGAAGTGAGCATGTGGCAAGAAACCTGTGTCATCAACACTGACTTCAGGAACAATTGTTGATAAAGTGCTAACAAAATTCATAGACGCAGGCATAGGAACAGGATAATTACCAACTAGAAAATTGCCTTCATAAAAAATTTGAATGTTTTCTCCTTGATTTAGAGATAACTCGACAACTGCTCCAGAAGTTGCAGTTGGAACACTGGCAGATTCAACATACAAATTATTATGTCCGCCAGAAAAAGTAGCAGCATTAATATATTTTGATCCCAAATCAGGAACTTGAAATTGTCCTAAAGTAAGATCTGCATTGGGTTCTTCTAGTTCAACATGAGGTTTTCTATAAGTAGAGTTGGAACCCATGCCAAACATTTCAGCTAGAACTGGATAATCTCTCCCTCTATAGATACCACCATTTGCTTTTAAAAATCCTGCAGGAACAGATTCTTTAAAAGCAAGAGATCCTGGATTAGAACCAGGAAGATACTTTGGAAATGGGACAACGCATCCAGCAAAAACACCATATTTAGATCTTTCTGTCCCGTAGTATACGTGTGCCATATCTTAAAATGCCCTGATAATATATATCATGTTGCAAGATGGTCCTTCCATCGTATTGAAGAAAACAGTAGCAACATCTTCGGTAATATCATTAATTGGTGCAACATCACCAATCATAACATTATTCATAAAAATAGTATTTGGTGCTCGCATCGATCCTTGATTAATTTCATAAATCATATCTTGGTGTTTATGAGCAACACCAGCTCCAACGAATGTAGTTCCGTCTCTGTTTAAAGTTACAGGATATCCAAAAATATTTCCAGCAGCAGATCCACTATTACCATCTGGAACGCTATTTCCATTTTGAGTGAATCCCCTAGTATATCCTCTCAAAGATCTATCAGCTTCCATGCAACCGTTTGCATCATTGATACTATCTTCAATAAATGTTTTCCCCTGGAATGTAAAACTATCTTGTGTAGCACTATATCCATAACTATTTACATCCCAAGACTGTCCACGAGTTCTGGGAAGTAATTGTCCTGTCGCAAAATAATTTCTAGGGAATCCACCACTGTGGAATTTTGTTTTAAATCCCCAATAATCACCAGTTCCATCATTACCATAAACATTTCCATCTACTCTAGCAAAAACATTTCCATTATTATTATCCATCGATGAGTTTCCATTAGACTCACAAGGATAACCACTGACTTCAACATCAGTATATTCAGGTTCTGTTCCAGAGAGGTTTCTAACAGCATAACTGTCAGAATCACCAGAAATAGTGGAAGTTTGACCACCATGACCATGAGAAGCAAAATGGTGATCACCTAACATTCTACTCACAAATCCAATTGTATCACTATAAAATGGTGGGTTCAATGTCATTTCAGTGACAATAGCATTCAATCTAGTGTTGACTCTATCAGGAACAATGTTCACTGTCAAATCCATATTAGATTCTAGATTAACAGTAGAAGTATCATTAGACTCGCCATTAGCATTATCAATATATTGTGTATATGAAGATGTCATAACACCAGCACCACTTACATTTGGATGTGGTTGTAAATTAGCATAATTTGTATGAATATCGGCAACTGCTCCACGAAGTCTTGGCACTTTGAATGTTGGACCAGATGCATCACCACCATATTCAGTTCCTATGACAGCATAGAGATCATAATAACCAGTAGATCCTCCATTATAAGTTCTACCGTCGCATATTAACCATCCATAAGGGACATCACCAGGACTACCAGCAAATGCCATGATAGTCCCGATTGCACATCCCTCGTTCGCTCTTACATTACTATAACCTACGACTCCCATTTAATTATACCTCCATTAAATGCCAACCACTGTTGGATAGAATTAGTCCAAATGCTGCGTTTGGTGTAGTAACTTGAAGTTCACCACCAGTATGTCCACCAGTTCCTCCAGTTTGTCCTTGGATTGCACCGCTAGATCTGATAATCAACTTAGTGTTATAATCCAAACCACCACTAGTATCTATAAAGCGAATCATATCTCCTGGTTGAGCACTAGATGGTAGAGTGACAGTAGCAGCACCAGTAATAAAGTAGTTGACGTTAGGAGTAGCAGTAAATGTTCCTGCTCTTGTATCCCATCTACGACCACCAGATGCAGTAAAGTATCCAGTAATGATATTGCCAGCACCACCATTATCACGGAAGGCATCAATAGAACCATCAGTATTTACTTTGAATCTAGAAGATCCATTGTCTTTTACTTCAAGGAATCCATTGATTTCAGTGTCACCACCAATTGTAGTATCACCACTAGTTGCAGTAACTGAGAATACAGTAGCAGCACCAGAAGAAGATCCGTTTCTAACAGTTAGATTTGCATTAAATCTTGAAGTTCCATCAACCTCAAGGTTATTTCTAATAGAAGTTGTTCCAGTGGTATTACCAATGTTAACTGTTTCTGCGCCTGTAAAGATATTTGCTGTTTGGATAGCATCCTGAACGAATAGATTGAACGTTGTAGTAATTGAGGTAGTAAGGTCGCCACCATTGACTGCAAGATCTCCATCGATTTGACCACTTCCATCTACTTGTAGATTACCAGTGATATCAGCATCATCACCAACAAATAGATCATCACCAATACGAAGATCCGTGTTAATTGATGCGCCACCATCAACAACTAGTGCTCCACTTCCAAGACTCTCAGAGTTAGCATTTGACTCAATTCTAAGAGTTCCATTATTACCATCACCAATGGTAGTATTACCTGTGAGTGAATTGACTTCAAATACTGTTACTGCTTGAGCACCAGTTCTATTTTCAATAGCAAAGTCATCACCAACTAGTAGTTCAGCATCAATATCAGTGTCTCCAGCAATATCAACACCACCAGAAACTACCAAGTTGTGGTTAACAGTTGTTGTTCCGTTACTAGAACCAATGTTAACTGCACTTGCATTACCAGCAAAGTTAACTGTTGATGGAGTTGCATTTAATAAAGCAAACGTAGATTCATCTGTTGTAAGAGCGTTTCCGTTAACTGCTAATGTTCCATCAATAACTGTAGAACCGCCAATATTTGCACTACCAGTAACAGTTAGAGAACCACCAACTAATGTATTACCAGTTGCAGCTGCAACAGTAAACTTACCATTGTTAATATTAATATTACCAAGAGATGCTAGGTTACCAGTTGTTCCATTAATGGTGAAAATACTGGTGTTGATATCGAAGTCACCACCAACAGATAGTGCTCCAGTTACAGTATCACCACTAGATGCTTCTACTTCAAATTCACCATTGTTAATGCTAAGGTCACCATTTAGTAAGAGTTTCTTAGCAATTGTAGCACCACCAACAACAACGAAAGAAGCATTACCTGGAGCTGTTGCTTCTAAGTTTGACTCAACAGTCAATCTTCCAGCACCACTGTTTACTCTACCAACTGTTGTATTACCAGTGGTTTGATCAACAGAGAATGTTCTTAAGTTAGGTGTGCTAGTGTCATCTTCGATAAAGAAGTTACCATATACAGTTAGATTTCCATCGATGGTAGAAGCTGCTCCAGCATTAATTCCACCATCTAGTTCTAACTCACCATTAACATCCAAATCAGTTCTAATTGTTGTGGTAGCACCAGCATCAGCAGAACCAATTGTTAGAATTGTTGCACTGGTGAATGCATTAATAGTTGTAGGATCATTTAAGACATTGAATACTGGTGCAGTAGAAGTAAGATCTGCACCTGTGATTTCAACATCACCAGTGATAGTAGCATTTCCACCAACAGTTAAGTTAGTTCCAATTGCTGCAGAAGTTGTGACAGTAAGAGAACCACTACCAGAACTACCGATAGTAGTGTTACCAGTCTGGGCATCAACGAAGAATTCAGTAGAACCATCTGGATCTAAACCATTCTTGATGGTAAAGTCATCACCAATGGTTAGTTTACCACCAAATCTTAGGTCACCACCAACGGAAAGAACACCATCGATGTTAAGATCAGAATTAAAGTCTGCATCACCATTGACTTCTAGAGTTCCATTGATGTAAGTGTTACCATTGTCAGTATCAACTAAGAACTGGTTAGTCGTAGAAGAACCATTTCTAATTCTAAATTCTTCATTAGCAGCATTGATGAATACAGAATCGTTGACCGTTACTGCATCTTCTACTAGAAGTGTTCCTCTAATGAAGGAGTTACCATTCTTTCTTACATAGAATTGAGTAGTTCCACCAACATCAAACTTCATCAAGTTTGAACTTGCATTTGAATTAGTATCGGTGATACTAACCTCAATTGCATTGAATGTTGTGGAAGAAGAATTCCAAGTAGAAGTAGAACGAAGGACGCTTACATCAGAAGTGAGAGTTCCCTGCTGAACAGTGATTTCACCATCACACATATCAACCTTAAAGGTATCAATGGTTGCATTACTTAGGGTAAAGTGTCTATTATCAGGATTTGCAGAACATGTTGCAATGAATTCTAGTGGACCATATACGGTTAAACCGCCGTTTTCTACAGAATTACTGACTACAGTTGCACCAGTAACAGAGTCAATCACGAAGGTTACGTTACCGTCACCATCTTCGACATATGTTCTCTTATTAAATGCACCAGTCTCAGCAGTAACTCTAATTGCTTCACCAGCATCACCTGTTTGTGTTCTAGACAACCATAAGATGTCACCAATGTTAAGACCACCACCAAACTCAGCAAGTTGGAAGTTATCATTAGGTGGAGTATTATCTATTGGTGCTGTCAACCATGTTGCGTCAATAGAAACATTGACCTTTCTAACAGCAGTTGTATCTGGGTGATTAGCATTTGTTGGGAGGAAAGTTCCATAAGGAAGTCTCTCAACAATAATATAGTAAGGAGCAGTATTTACTCTAGTAAGACCACCAGCAGCGATTCTTAGAATTTCTGGATGAGTTCCAGTTCCTTCTGGAGAATCAATGATAATATCATCATTTTCCTGCCAATCACCATTTAGATCGTTGTTCAGTGATGCTAGAGGAGACTTCTTAAGTGGTAGATAATACTTGTTTCCAGTTAGATTTGTAAGTGGATTACCATTGTCATCATTTATACCTGGAGGTGCAGTCTGGAATGAAGTTGCACCCCAAGTTCCAGCACCAGCAGTATCAAGAGCAATATCAAAGTTAGCAACAAATCTAGCAAAGTCTACATTGTTGCTGATAGGAACAGCTGGTTGACCAGTGTGTGAACTAATGGTCGAACCCATTCTTGCTCTGTCAGCATCGAAGTTGAATGATGCTGTTCCACCATTATGGAATAGATCACCTCTGACTTCCGCAGTAGCATTTACTTGGAGACTGTTTCTGACAGTTGTTAGACCACCCTGACCTGCAAGATTCAATACAGATGCATTTCCTGCAAATGTAACTTCCGATGCAACACCAGAGTTAGATAGGAAGTTAACTTTTCCTGCATTAGTTGTAACGTCCAGTGTATCATTGAGTGTCTTGTTTTCACCCATTGATACATCACCATACATGGCAGTGTATCTGTTTCTAATTCTGAATACAGATGTTCCAGTAGTTCCTAGATAACCACCACCAAACTCAAATACAGATACATTAGTTGCAGCAGTAGCACCACTACCAAATTCAACTTGTAGGTCAGTTGTGCTTACGCCAATATCCCATGCTAATGTTTGTGTTGCTGTCAACCAATCAATATCAGCAGTAGTGTTTGATGTAGCAAAGTCAAAGTCTAGTGTCGCAGCATTGTTTGCAACCTTGAGATCTAACGTTGTAGTCTCATTTGCAATTTCTAGATCTTCTACTCTAGCAATTGCTTCAACAGTTTCTGCATAATTGGCAATATTTAATGTTCCAGTAAATCCAGACTCATTGAGAATATTGACAGTTCCAGTGGTAATTGTTGTCTTCAATGATACTGTGGTAGTTCCACCAGCACCATCTAGGTTGACATCTGACTGGAACTGAGCATTATCAGTAAATCTAGAGTTACCAATAACAACGAAACTTCTATCTAGATTAGTAGCAACAGTATTGTCAACACGAGTATTAACACCAACTCTTCCATTGTTGGTAGTCATTACACGGAAGGTTGCTACTGCATCTGGAGTATCACTGGTGCCACCAACAATCAGTGCATTATCTTGTGCAGTCTCAGTCTTACTTAATCCAGCATTGCTAGGATCAGTAAACTGGAGATTTTTCTTACCACTGATGAATACATTACCAACAACATCCAAGTTTGCACGAGGTTTTGTTGTTGCAGCATCAACAAATGCCTTATTGTATGCAGTATGAGGAGCACGAGCAACAGTGTTAATACCTAACTTATAGTCTCCAATGCTAGAAACTTCAGTTCTAATTGCATCAGCACCAATTACACCAAATTCTTTCCAATCAGTTTCACCTAGTTCTAGTGAAGCACTTTGAGGCCAAACAAGAGTAGCAGCAGTTACAGTATTAGTTACAATAACTTCTACAGTATTACTTGTTCTGCTGAATCCACTTGCTTTAACTGGCCATACACCATTGAGTGAAGTAACTGGATGACCCTGAATTCTAATGAAAGAGTTGGAATAGATTCCATCATTACCAATGTTGCTGTTTAGAAGAGAACCACTCCAGGTGATTGCAACAACATTAGTTCCGTCAGTCTCAGTTTCTGCGATATTTGCATCTGGAATCAATACATACTCGTTTGAATAGATCCAACCGAGAGATCCAGATCCACCAACCTCTTCACCTTTAAGAAGCATATCTCCTGGAACAGGAGCTTCGGATCCATATCTTACGATCTGATCGTTTCCAAATGTTGCACCTTGATCTGGAGTCTTGTTAGATGGTGCAGACTCATAAGCATGAGTCTTGAGTAGATAAGGTTGACCAGGATTACCAACATTTCCTCTTGGATTGATGCTAAAGATAGCAGCATCAATCTTGTTCTTGGTAAGAACAATATCACCTTCTAGTGGATTGGGGAATGATGCTCTAGAAAGAGTAGAATCATCTCCAGCACCAATCTTACTATAGATTCTTAATGCTTCACCTTGAGTAGCTTCGATATTAATTTCAACTTCTTCGTTGAAGAAAGACTTACCATTAACAGTAATCTTATCATTGAACGTAACTGGCGTATCAAACGTCGTTACGATTGAACCGAGATCATCATCATCGTCATCCTCAGTCACTAGATTTGCAGACTCAAGGAACGTCTCTTCGCCTGTAATAGCGTTGATCTTACGGTTACCAATGTAGAGGTCACCGTTAGAGTTCAGACCAGTGTAGAAGACAATACCACCATCTTCTTTCTTCGACTGTGCATAGAAGTCTTGCTTGTCGGAAAGAATAACTTCTTGGCGCAGTGGGAAACCAGTGGAGTAGTTACCAGGACCGAAACCAAGATATTCAAACGTATGGTTACCAGATCTTGCGATAGATGGTCTTCTAAGTTCGACGTATAGTCTATTAGCAGAAGGTGTAATCTGATCACCATAGATAGGAATCTTTCTATCTTCAGCACCAGATGTAGCGTTACCAGACTGAGCACGGATTCTGTGGTCAATAGTATTACCATTGCCATCTACTAGACTATTGGTATAGAGAGATCCTGTGCCAAGGTTCTCAATCAGATCTAGAGTAGATTCTCTAGTTTCACTACCCTTATAGTCGTTAACTGTAACAAGACCGTGGACATAGTTATCAGCAGCAGAAACAGTTTCAGGTGGATCAACTAAAGAAGAATCTAATTCTTGGAACCATAGAGGATCGTTCTTATAGTTTAGAGGATATAGTTGGGAAATAGGTTGAGAGAACTTAAAGTTTCTGAAGTTAGTTCCAACACCTGGACCAGTTGGGAATGGTGAAATGTTACCACGAACACAAGTTAGATAATAAACACCATCTTGCTGACCTGCAATTCTTTCCTGCAGTTCATCAATGTCAAAGACATAGAAAGTATCATCAAAATCAGGAACATCATCTACAGCAGAAATTTCATATTGTACATTACCACCATCAGTTGCAACTGTAATTCTATCACCAGGGACAGCAGTGTATACACCAGCTCTAGGAATAGCATAGAGATAATCATCTCTTAGAGACTTACTCTTACCATCTGGATCACCAATGCTATCAGGTTTTGCAGCAAGTTTTGTTGTTACAGTTCCACCTTGCTGTGCAAACGTAGTGTCAGTGATAGAACTATATTCTAAAGTTCCCGTGACATCTTTGATGATCATGTAATATTCAGTTGTCTGTGCATCAATTACATGAGTAATGAGCTTCTGAATATGACCCGTTCCAGAACAATTTCCAGTCCATGTTACTTCGTTAGTAACATTGGAAAGTGTTGTGCTGAAGTTAAATGTTCCACCCTGTGGTTCAGTAACCTTGAGTGCATAGAATAATCTTCCTCTTAGGTTTTGGTTAATTACTCTATGGTCAATTGCAGTTACTTCTGCATAATCAGTTCCACCAACATTTATCTTACGGACACTTTGAACATCGAAAGCAAGTTTTGCATCCGTTTCGATCGTTACTGCATTGACATATGGATCATATGAAGGAACTACAGTTGATGCATACTCATCTTCTCTTAGACCAAGAATTTCATCAGTTGCTGCAGGGTTTCTTAGTGGGCAGAATGAAGGTGCCCCACCAATTGGTTTTAGAAGAAGTCTCTGTGGAACTAGTCTTCTAGTTTCGTCAGTTCTTAGTTTAATAACGAAACCATTAAGTGGATCACGAACAGTCGTCAAATACTGTGGAATAACATATCTGAGACGATAAACGCGATCTTCTTTCTCTCTTTGGTCATCTAGACGCTCGAAGAAAGTATCGTTGGTTCTCTGTTTACCAGATGCATCATCATAATCAGAAAGATGGAATCTGTAAAGAATAGAATCAGTTCTTGGTGAGTTACCACTTGACTCATCTTCAACATTCAGATACCAGCTACCAGTATCTCCTTTAGTAGGATCAAATCTTAGTGGAGATTCTCTCTTGTCACAGAAGACATAGAAGTTTGATCCACTACCAGGAGTGAAGGAAACATTATTGGAGTTATTAACAGCATCATTAAATGATGTGTGAATGGTAAACTTCTTCTGTGCAATAGAATTTTCATCTTTCTCATATCTTGCATAGAAGACTTGCTGTTCATCTAGCGTTCCACCACCAGCAATTTGTGGAAGTGAAGAACCTGGGATGTCAGTTGCTGCTCTAAAGAATACAGCATGTGGTAGGGAGTTTGCACCTGGATCATCGAAGATGTGTGAAACATCAGTTTCGATAACACCAGCAGAAGCAACGTTACAAGTAAATCTGTGTAGATCATACTTGCCGTCAATTACATACTGATAAAGATCAATTACAACATCATTATCAATAGCATCAGTTTCAGGAGAGTAGATGTAAATACCTGCTGCTGCGTTTTCAGGTGATGTTGCAAGCATCAACTGTGTAGCATCTGCTTTGGTGAAAGATCCAGCAGAATAATCGTATGGGTATGTCTTTCTACCAGGAGCAATTACATAATACTTCTGGTTAGTATTAAATCCATTTGGAAGTCTAATAAGTCTCTTATCTGGATTTGTTCCTGTTTTTGCTCTAGGAACAAGTCTTACCGCAGTTCCAGTTTCAAATAGGTGTGGGTTAGAAGTTCCACCACCAGTGTTAACAGTGAATATAGTAGATCTTACTGCAAGATCATCAGTGTTAACAGAAGACTCACGGCGTTCTACACCATTACCAGTTAGTCCATTTGATAAGATTGCAGAAATATCAGCAAAATAACTCTGGATTAGGGTAGAAATGTTACCACACTCTGGATATGCAGTATCCTGGACAATTGTATCATCAGAAATTGGTAATACAGAAGTATCATAATACCCCTGAACCATATCAAAGTGAATGTATGCATTGGTGTTTGTTCCACCAGCAACAATAGAACCACCATTAGTTGCAACTCTAATTTGAGTTGCATTAATAACTTCGCTAATGAATGCACCAGTGGGAATTCTAGTGGTGATAGGAGTTGCACCACTATTGAGTTTATTATTGGTGAAGTCTGTCTGTGCATATTCTTCGACCTTCATACCAACTAGAAGACCAGTGGTATCACCAACGTCAATAACTGATGAACCACTAGTAATTACACAACCAGTGCCACCACCAACGGGACCAATTAGATAGTCCCAGTTACGCATTGCTGCGATAGCAAGGTTCTTAACGTAATCTAGTGCTTCAAGTGTTTCAGTTAGTTCATTTTCAATATAATCTAGTTGACCACCAATGAAGTAAGATTCTGCTGCCTGAATAACATTAATGTTTGATGTAGCAGAATAGTCTGTTGGAAGACTGCTAGTGTCAAGAGTAAGTCTTAAGTCTTTTACAACAGAGTCTACAAAAAATCCAATGTCTCTTCTACACTTTGAAATCTCAATTGTTCCAGTGTATGAAGGATCATCTGGATCTAGATATGTATACTTACCAATAATGTATTTGTATGCTTCATTTTGAATGAACTCTTTATTGTCATTGATAGAGTTAGCAGCATCCTGTGCATAATTGTCAACAAAGTTTCCAATAGTGACAGGATTTAGAGTGCTGAGTGCAGCAGTGTATCTCTTAAATCCACTTGGTGATAAAGTAGCACTAAACTCAGTTGGACCTGCAGGAACTGCTGGATCTAGTTTAGCATATAGTTTTTCTTCTCTTCTAGCACCAATTCTGAATCCACCAATTGTTGCTGCAGGACGTTGCTCGGGATTCTCATTAGCAGAACCTAGGAACAATCTAGTGTGGTTGTCAGCATCATTGGAATCAGGAATTCCTAGAACATAATACTGAACTTTTTCTGATGTTGCTCTAGAGTCATTAAGAATCTTAGGTGGAATAATGTCGGTAATGTATCCACCCTTGTCCTGGTTAAATGCATAACCTTTATGACCAATAGCATGAAGTGATGTATTACCAAAGTTAGAGTTCGAGTTGGTAATTGACATGTCACCACCTGACTCCATCAGGAAGTGATCAAAGAATCCAACAGCGAAGACCGAAACGCACTGGATAAATGCATCTTCAGATGCACGAATGTGGAAGTTTCTCCAGTCATCCTTCCAATATGCATCACCCTTGGTGTGATAAGGAACCGTTGCAAATGCATCAACTAGTGATGCTTCGTTCCAAGTGTTGGTAAATCTATCATAACGGATGAATGCACGGTCGTCTTTCTGAAGTGAAACGCCCGTATACTGAGCCACAACCATTGAGCGGAATCCAGTTGCTTTCGCACCGTTCGCCCACATACCGCACTGACCCCAAGTAGAACGGATCGAGCAGTTAAAGACATATGGCGAAGCAGATTCAACCGAGTCAATTTCAGCAAGTGCAATAGCATTTGCACCCAATGCATTAGGAACAGTTGTAGTATTGTAAGTGTTACCAGAAGTAAGACCTACAGATGCTGCTACCTTATCAATATAATATGTGAATACCTTAGGGTCAGTTACACCAGCGAGACTAATATTAAATGTTCCATTGAGTTCGTCATCTAGACTAGTATTCAGAACTGCAACATACTGGTTCTCGAAGTAACCATGCTCAATTTTAGTCGTGATAGTAACTTTTGCACGAGAAGCACCAACGTCTTCAATCTTGAGACTATCGATACTTCTGCTATCAGACAAAGGTCCAACAATTCTGTTCTCCTGGACCAGAGGATCTAGTTCACCAGCATCATCAATTGTTGGTTGGAATTGATTAAATGCTTTACCAACCTTCTCATAGTAAAGATCTAGTTCTGCATTCTCTGCATACTCCATGATGCAGATCTTGTGGTGAGAGAATTCAGGAACAACTAAACCAGTTCCATCTGGTTGAGAATATACCTTACCAATTCCTTCAGCACTATTATACAGTGGAGATGTTTCTAGTAAGTCACCATCTTTAATAGTGAACTGCCAGAGATAACAACCACCAGTTAGGTTAAAAATAGATGTTCTACCAACGTCCGTATCAGCAGGATCGGGAACATATAGAGGACGAATGACCGTGCGTCTTAGGTCATAACCAACCAAAGAACATCCTCTAGGAACAATAGCACCACCAGTGGTAGCATTGAACTTGTAGAGAACGTTATCAGCGTCTTTTAGATTGAGTTTTGAGGTATCAGTCCACTCATTTTGAGTTTGATCAAATGCAAACTCAGGAGAGGATGAAGTGTCAACTAAACCAGGACGGTTGTCAATATAGTGGTTACCAGGCATCAGCATGATGCTGAACTGGTCGAACCTATCGATGTTTCCTGCACCAGGAACATACGAATACCTAGCAACTTCAATAAAGGCTCTTTGGATTGTCTTAAATGGACGTAAAGGTGAGTTACCTCTATTGTCTAGATTGTCCGAAGCGTTGAAGTCATCAGGAGAAACATAAAGATACTTACCTGTCTTGCTTGAATACAGATTATCAAGTCTGGTTAGAGCCATAACTACTAAAACCCTGCTAATTTTTCTTATCTCAGAGTATTTATAGCATTAGATATGGCAATTTTCGCGACTTCTTTAATACACAAATAGATGTATCCGAACTGTTCTTTCCAAGTTACATCACCACGAATTTTCATATTACTTTTACAGAACTCCTCCACCTGGGCTCGAACCAGGGACAGGTTGATTAACAGTCAACTGCTCTACCTACTGAGCTATAGAGGATCAAAAAAGGGGGCGCTGCTTCTAAAATGCAGATCTTTAATACTCCCCCCAATGGAGAATAGCGGACTCGAACCGCTGACATCCTGCTTGCAAAGCAGGCGCTCTACCAACTGAGCTAATTCCCCTG